TAGTGGGTTTCCTGACTTCACGGGTAATGTATCCGAGTGGTATGAAACCTTGATTGAGACCATCAATGATGTCTCGGCCCAAATTCACCGCAAGACCCTTCGAGGCGGCGCTAACTTCATCGTGTGTTCACCTGAAATTGCTAACCTCCTTGAGTTTACCGCTGGATTCCGTGGTGCCGTGACTCACGATGATGATCGTGGTCAAGTTGGTGCTGTTAAAGTCGGCTCTTTGAGCAAGAAGTTTGACGTTTACGTCGATCCTTACTTCCCACGGAACGTTGTTCTCGCAGGACGTAAAGGTTCTTCTTTCCTCGAAAGCGGATATGTGTACGCACCGTATGTACCTCTCCAGATGACTCCAACAATCTTCGGTACCGAGGACTTCGTGCCGCGCAAAGGCGTCATGACTCGATATGCCAAGAAGATGGTGCGCCCGGATATGTACGGCTTGGTCGTCGTTCAAGATTTGTCATAGTATAATCTAGGACACATTAACACAAAAAATGCCCCCCCCTCCGTTTTCGGAGGGGGGTTTGTTTATTTGGAAACTAATTAATGCGGAGGGATCATAAATGGCATTGCCAACACTAACACCAGCCAGCCAAATGAGCAAGGCGATATTGCCCACAACCGGTGCGGCCGCCGATGTCGCTGCAACACTTCCGCTTGGTATATATACATCTAATGCTTTTCTTTCTGGTGCCGCTGATCAAGTTGCTTATACATATAAGAAATTGGGTGGAGATGTCTTAGACATTGAAATGCTGGCCGGAAATGTTTATGCAAACTATGAAGAAGCTGTTTTAGAATATAGTTATTTGGTCAATTTGCATCAATCAAAAAATATTCTCTCCAACGTTCTTGGACAAACAACGGGAACATTTGATCAGGATGGAAATGTTGTAACTGGGCCGACTAATGTTAATTTAAAATTCCCCCGTGTTACTTTCGAATATGAAAGAAGGGTGGCTGATAATTTTTCTTTCAATGCTGATGTCGGAGGAACAATTCCAATTTATTCGGCATCTTTCGAGATTACAGAGCAAGAGCAAGATTATGATTTACAAGCAATTATATCAGGATCGTCCGCTAGCGGCTTGCAGCCCAACGGCGACGCTGCCCCATTCGCAGGTATTGTTGGAAATAAGAGGGTTATAATCAAAAAAGTCTTCTTTAAGACACCTGCTGCAATGTGGAGGTTCTTCGGATATTACGGAGGATTGAATGTTGTCGGAAACCTTTTGTATTATGGACAATATACTGATGATTCCTCTTTCGAGGTAATCCCTGTATGGCAGAATAAGTTACAGGCGAAGGCCTACGAAGACCACTTGTTCACACGCCTATCTCACTATTCATATGAATTAAAGGACAATAAATTAAGAATATTTCCTCAGCCACAACTGGTAGGCATATATAGGTTTATGTGGGTTGAATTTTCAGTTATACCTGATAGCTGGGATGAGGCTTCCGATGTGGATACTGGAATAGGTGGGGTTAATAATATTAATACTATTCCTTTCGATAATCTTCCCTATGAAAATATTAATGCGATAGGAAAACAATGGATCCGAAGATTTGCTTTGGCCCTATCGAAAGAAACTCTTGGTCAAATTCGAGGAAAATTCAATCCCATTCCAATTCCAGGATCGGATATTACCTTAAATGCATCCGATCTCTTAAGTCAAGCCCAGAATGAACAAGAAAAATTACGAGAAGAATTAAAGACAATTCTGGATGAATTAACTTATGCAGAACTAGCAAAGAGAGACGCAGAAATAACAGAGGCGGTCAATACGGTACAAACAAAAGTGCCAATGTTGATTTTCCAAGGATAAATACATAAGTGAGCAGCAAAAAAGACCAATTTGATGATGATTTCAGACCTTATTTTCCCGAGGAAAAAAAGGCCACTGTCCCTGCACTAAAAGAAATTACTTTTATGCCATCCACCATCGAAACAATTGATTATGCCCTTCATGAATGGCTGAATGAAAAATTAAATATATTTTGTACAACGAATGAAGGGTGGAAGAAAGTACCTATTATATGGTCAATGCCCGAAAGAGCCTTTCAAATAAAAGAAAATAAAGAGTTGCGCAATCTGGAAAATATTTTCACACTTCCAGCTATGAGTGTAGAAAGAATATCATTAATAAAAGATCCTCAGATGAAAGGTGTGGCATGGTCTCACATTCCACGACGAAATGATGCAAAAGGGGGCGCGATTACTGTCGCTCGACGGATTAATCAGGAAAAGACAGCAAACTTTGCCAATACAGCTGCCGAGAGAAGATTTGGCCAGAAAACTTATCCTTTTAAAAATAGAAAAATTGTTTATGAAACGATGACAATGCCTATGCCGACTTATGTTGTCGCAAATTATAAAGTTATGATAACAACAGAATATCAGCAACAAATGAATGAAATTTTTACACCATTTGTTGTTGAAACAGGACAAATAAATAACTTCTTCATTACTAGAGATGGTCATAAATTTGAAGGCTTTATTCAGGGAGATTTTAGTTTGGATAATAATATTTCTAATTTAGGAGAAGAAGAAAGAAAGTTTCAAACTACGATAGATTTAAAAATATTAGGATATTTGTTGGGTGCTGATAAAAACGATAATCAGCCAAAAATTACAATTAGAGAATCCGCCGCAGAATTTAGATTTACAAGAGAAAGAGTTATTCTTGGCGATAAAAAGGAATATTAAGAATTATGGCCGAAAATAAATGGGAAAAGCCTTCAAATCCTCCTCCTCCACTTTTTCTTGGAGAGAAGGAAAGAGATCTTGTAAAGCAAGTTAATGATGAGCTTATGGAGCGAGTCATTGGCCAAGCCATAACTTATTTCCCGCTTTCCATAGAAAGAACAAATTTTCATCCACTTTATGGAGAAGCGATAGAGAAGTGTTTTCTCGCGCCTGTGAGAGTATATGTTCTGGTTGAATTTGATGGTATAGGAACGGTCACGGAAAATTATGGATTAGATAAAACTCACTCTTTAACTGTGAGGTTTCACGAAAGAAGATTATTTGAAGATCAAGATCTTTATGTAAGGGAAGGAGACTATATACAGTATGGATCTACTTTTTTCGAGATTGTTACCCTCACAGAAGAAAGAGAAATATTTGGACAAGTTCAGGCAAGATTTCAATTGTCTGCCAAATGTATTAGATCGAGAAAGGGATTGATGGATTTTAAAATTGTTTCTTAAAAAGGTCATGATCATGAAGATGGTTAATTATTCTAGACTTTGAAGCTTATAGAGACTATTTATTATAGAAAAGCAATCTAATTTTGGTTCAACTTTTAGGAGAAATATTAGAATGTCAGTAAGAAAGTTTAAGTTTGTTTCACCGGGTGTCTTTGTCAAAGAGATTGATAATTCGCAGTTACCTGCTCTTGATTTGCCAGCAGGCCCTGTGATTTTTGGTCGCCTGCCTCAAGGACCGGGAATGCGTCCAATAAAAATCGATTCATTTTCACAATTTGTACAGGTTTATGGTAATCCAGTCCCCGGTAAGGCGGCTGGAGATGTATGGAGAGATGGAAACTATCAAGGTCCAACTTATGCTTCTTATGCCTCACAGGCTTATTTGGCAGCAAATATAGGATCAGTCACAGTTATGCGATTATTGGGCAACTCTCATGTAGATGCTGGTACCGCTGGACAAGCAGGCTGGCAAACAAGTGCAGATCCCGATACCGCCACCGGATCAAACGGTGGTGCATACGGATTGTTTGTTTGTCAATCAGGCTCCGGACTAAATGATGGTTCTTTGGCCGCAATCTGGTATTTACAATCTGGCTCCGCTGTTATATTGAGCGGCACCCTGCGAGGGACAGCAGCTCTGACTGGTGGAACGGGAGGCTTATTTGAAGCTAACACTGTGGGCCCTGAATATGTGGCCGCAATTTTGGATAATACGGGCACAGAAGTACACAAGACGGCCTTCAACTTTGATAAGTCTGATGCTAAATTTATTAGAAATGTTTTCAACACAAATCCTCAAACAGTTAATTCAGATGTTGTAGACACTTCCGTTTATAAAAACGGTGAAGAATTATATTGGCTTGGTGAAACTTTTGAATCCGATCTTCAAAAGAGGATCTTTGATGGTCTTTCGACCAGCGCCTATGGTGTAATTTTTGCCCTAGACGAAAAGGATGATCAAAGGCAAGATTCCAAAACTTCGCATACGGGATGGTTTTTCTCTCAAGATTTATCAACAAATACGGGTTCTTATGCTTTCGATAATATGCAAAAGTTATTTAGAATCCATTCCAGAGAAGCCGGATCCTGGGCTCAAGAAAAATTGAAAGTTTCAATTCAAGATTTGAGATACTCCAGAGATACATCCGGTGCCAATCCCTTTGGAAGCTTTTCAGTTATAATTCGCAGCGCGCCCGATACTGATAATGTAGTAGAAGTTGTCGAAAGATATTCGAATTGTAATCTTAATCCAAATTCAGAAAATTATGTCGCTCGAAAAATTGGAGACAAATATATGGATTGGGATTCCACCCAGCGCCGCCTTAAGGAACTGGGAAATTATTCCAATATTTCAAAATTAATCCGCATTGAAATGAACTCGGATGTTGAAAATGGCACTGTTGATCCAAGATACTTGCCATTTGGTATATTTGGGCCACCAAGATTTAAAACAATCGCCACTGTGAATCAAGCCACCCAGTCTGGAGGCAGCATCCTGCTAAGCGGTTCCGAGGGTGCCTACGCAATGACCTCATCGATGATGAACACAGGATCAGCAGCAGCCTATACGGCTTCGCTACAGTTTCCGATTACGCAAGTCAGAGTCTCTGCATCAGCAGGGGGACTTACGGATCCCCAGGATGCTTATTTCGGCTTAAATACGTCGGCCTATTTGGTCTCAACAGACAGCAACAAGGCGGATCCTGGTTATGGTGATTACTTATATTCTCTTCCTGCTAATATAGCGGAGACGAGCACTAGGATCGAAAGCCAATGGGTTGTAAGTTTAGATGATGTAATTCGAAGTGGTTCGACCACCAATTATTATTGGGAATCTGGATCCAGAGTCGACGGAACTTCCGTCACGGCTGGGGGCACATACAAGAACATCATTGACGACGGATATACAAGGTTTACTTCGCCGCTTTATAATGGCTTCGACGGCTTGGATATCGCGGAGATTGAACCATTTAGAAATACCAAGCTATCAACAGGATCGCCCACTACAAATTATGCTATCAATACAATCAGGAGAGCAATTGACACAGTTGCAGATTCTGAGTTTGTTGAGTGTAACGCAATGACGATGCCAGGATTGATAAATCCGACTTTGACCGAACACATGATTCAAACATGTGAAGACAGGGGAGACGCACTGGCGATTATTGACATTCCAGATGCCTATACTCCGCCTGCCGAGGGAGGCGCTGCATGGGATGACCCTGCTGCAAGGATTGGATCGGTATCTTCTGCCGTAACTAATTTAGAGAACAGAGAAATTAATAGTTCTTATGGGTGCACTTATTATCCATGGGTTCAAATTAGGGATACAATCGCTGGAAATCTATTGTGGATCCCCCCAAGTATTGTAGCCTTGGGAACGATTGCTAGTTCCGAAGCAACATCGGAAATTTGGTTTGCACCAGCCGGGTTTAATCGCGGCGGTCTTACCGAGGGCTCTGCTGGATTGCCAGTTATAAATGTTAGTTATAGATTGACATCTAAAGATAGAGATAATCTTTATGAGGCAAACATTAATCCAATTGCGACTTTCCCAAGTGAAGGAATTGTCATCTTTGGGCAAAAGACCTTGCAGGCATCTCGGTCAGCACTGGATAGGATTAATGTTCGTCGATTGATGATATATGTTAAAAAGCAGATATCAAGAATTGCTGCGGGAATCCTCTTTGACCAGAATGTTCAATCTACTTGGAATAGGTTTATTGGTGAAGCCGACCCATTCTTGGCTAGCGTTAAATATAGGTTGGGCTTGAGTGATTACAAGCTTATCTTGGATAATACAACGACCACACCAGATCTGGTGGATCAAAACATTGTTTATGCGAAGATTTTCTTGAAGCCAGCCAGATCTATTGAATTTATTGCGCTTGATTTTGTAATTACAAATACTGGTGCGGGTTTTGAGGATTAAATTAAAATAATTTAATTAATATACTATTTATTAACGAGTGAGGAGAAATTAAAGCAATGGCATTTTGGACAGACGCAACAAAACACGATCCGAAAAGAAAATTTAGATTTTTGGTAGAGATCACGGGCCTTGATAATAGTTCCATTTGGTATGCTAAATCAATTACCAAGCCACAAATTACAGTTGGGACAGCAGAACACCTTTATTTAAATCATAAGTTTTATTATCCCGGAAATATTGAGTGGAATGAAATTACACTAGATTTGGTAGATCCTGTCGAGCCAGATGCAGCTAGTCAAATGGCCCAACTTCTTGTTCAAAGCGGATACCCATCCCCAGCCACACCAGAGCAGCCAGTAACGCTTTCTAAAAGAAACGCAACCATAGGTGCACTGAAATCGGTTATAATTAGTCAAATTGACGCCGATGGCGGACTCCTTGAAGTCTGGACTCTTAAAAATGCGTTCATAACGGGCGTTAATTATGGAGATCTGGCTTACGGTGATGAAGAGCTGACTCAAATTTCGGTCGCAATGAGATATGATTGGGCCGAATTGAACACATTTACAGATGGAAGGCAGTATTGGTCTGCTTCTTCCTAAAATATACTTACAAAGAGGTGAGATTTGTCAAGAAATGCCAATAGGCGCCAGTCTGGAGACTCTACGAGTCATAATAAACCAGAGGTTGCCGATGCCGCACCTACCAATGGTGCAGCTAATTTAACTTTTGCTACCCCCACGGAGTTTGTTGATCTTCCGTCGAGGGGTCGCTTTTATCCCGAAGAACATCCGCTTTCTGGTGTTGATAGTCTTGAGATTAAATACATGACAGCAAAAGAGGAAGATATTTTAACTTCTCAAACTTTGCTAAGAAAGGGTTTAGCTCTCGAAAGGCTTCTTCAAAGTGTCATCATAGACAAAAGAATAAATCCAGAAACAATGCTCGTCGGGGACAGGAACGCAGTTCTTGTCGCTTCCCGCATTACAGGCTATGGTGAGGAATATACAGTAGCTGTTTCGTGTCCAGAATGTACAGCCTCGACTGATTATGATTTTAATTTATCGAAGTATCAATTTAAAGAATCCGATGATATTTGTTTTACCAAAACAGAGGATGATACTCACACTGCACGACTTCCAGCATCGAAGCTAGAAGTGGAAGTAAGAATGTTGACCGGAAAAGATGAAAAATATTTACTGGAACAGAGAGAAAGAAAAAAGAAAAAGAAGCTGCCTGAAACAATGTTGACCGATCAACTGAAAAGAATAATTGTTTCCATTAATGGAATAACTGACACCCCCCAGATAAAGGCTGCAATTTCAAATTTGCCAGCCCGTGATTCTAGATATTTGAGAACCATATATGATCAATTAGTTCCAAATATTGATATGAGACAGGAATTTGAATGCCCATCCTGCGGCGCCACAACGGACCTGGAGGTTCCGTTCACTACGGCGTTTTTTTGGCCTAAATGATAAATATATTGAAAACGTTTATGAAGAATTTTTTCTGATGAAATATTATGGGGGTTGGAGCTTCATTGAAGCTTACAATCTTCCAGTAAAAATTAGACATTGGTTCCTGGAACGATTGTCACAACAAATAAAAAAAGAAGCAGATGCACAAAAAGCTTCTTCAAATCCCAAGAAGTGAAACTATTTCTTGGGCTTTTGACTATTTAGAGTATATAATACCGAGGGCCCCCTTATGCAACCTGTAGATGAACTAATTACCATCGAACTCGATCTTGAAGAAATGAAAAAGAATGACCGACTTAATGAAAGTTGGCTCAGAATGTTCGGCACAACGATCGAGATAATGTTAAGTCAAATGTTTGGTTGGCAAACGATTGCCAGTCTTGGCGGCATCCGTGGAAAACCCGACGATGTAAAGGCTTTTGCAAAAGCAATTGGCAGCGAAAAGAAATATATCGAAGCCGCAAAGAAGCATGGCCTAACTGATCCAAAAACTTATAAGGTTAAATCAAGCCTAGAAAGAGCAGTTGGCTCATTCGAAAAGGTCACTGGCCTTAAGTGGCCCTTTAAGGGATAAGACTATGGGAGAAATTAATTAGAAATGGGCATTAGAGACGAAATAAATGCACAACGGGCGCAATTTGAAATTGTTAAAGCCGAAATAAAACGGCTTCAAGCCACAATCGCCGCCGAGACCGATGGTACCGCCACACCAGAGCAGGTGACCCAGATGGAGGCCCTCACTGCGTCATTAGAAGAGTATACAGAACAAATGGGCATTCTTATTGAAAAATTGGGTGCCGCCACCAATGCCGGTGATAATTTTGCGATCAAAATGGGCGGCATGCTGGGCCTTCAAGAAGATTATAATCAATCTCTTCTGGGAACGATCGATCTTGCGCTGTCCACCTCCGAGGGTTTCGAAGGAATGACAAAAAGAATGAAGAAAATGTTCAAGCCGGCAAACATGCTGGCCAGCGCATTTGATAAAGTTCTAGAATCCACCAAGAAATTAGTTATGGAGCAAGATGCAGCCCTGGTTGAATTCAATAAGGCAACAGGGGCAACGCGTCTTCACGGGGAAGAACTTCTAAAATTAGAAGATAAGATGTATCACCATGGAATAATGATGGCAGAAGCAACAGCCGCATATATATCTTTGAAAAAAAGTGTCTATAATTATAGTAGCATGAGTAAGAGCACCCGTTCCGCAATGGCCGAAACAACGACCCTCCTAGAGAAAATGGGTGTCTCATCAGAAGTGACCGCGAACAATATGCAATATTCGATAGCTGTTCTTGGTCAAGCCGGCGAAGCCGCCGAGAAAACGCAAAGGGAGCTATTTGGCCTTGCGGCCGCCATCGCAATGCCCCAGGCGGAAATGGCAGATGCATTTAAGGATGCAATGCCCAAATTGGCTTGGTTTGGCAATAAGAGCACAGAGGTATTTAGAAAGTTAGTTGTCAATGCACGCAAAGCTAATATGGAAGTTGGGGAGGTTTTGGGAATTGTTGAACAATTTGATACATTTGAAGGAGCCGCGACATCGGTTGGAAAACTTAACGCGATGCTTGGAGGTCCGTTTTTAAATTCGATGGAAATGGTAACAACTACCGATCCGACTGAAAGAATGAAATTGCTGTCTGAGGCTTTAAGGAATGCCGGAAAAAGCTGGGATGATATGGGCGAATTTGAACGAAAAGCTATTGCCAACGCAGCGGGATTAGAGGATGTCGCCAGCCTAGCAAAAGTTATGCGAGGCGAGTTTGATGAATCAGCAACCGGAATGGGAAAATCAGCCGCAGAAATGAAAATGCTTGCCGAACAAGCAAAAGAATTTAATACATTTCAGGATGAATTAAACCAAACAATGAGATCATTTGCGGTCGCAGTAAAACCGCTATTGGATTTCTTGAAGTCTTTATTGGATGGGTATCAACAACTAGTAAAAGCACACCCAGGTCTCGATCGAGCGATCGGCAAGACCATTTTGG